GTAAATTTTTGCTTCACCTTACACGCTGCGATGGAAGTCCCGTTAGTTCATGCACATTCCGTACTTGAAGGTTTATCTTCAGCTTTACATGATGTGATCCCTGCATATAGTTCTACTTATGGATGGTTGGGTGATGAATTTGCATATCCAGATGTGGTTAAACTTGGGAATGCATATGTGTGCACTAGATGCTGTGGCGTATTGCACTATGGGGAGATGCATGGTGGAAACCCATTCATTAGACACATTTGCAAGCAGACTCATTCATATGATACGAGCCCTATTTGTGACTTGTATAAGCTTAGTAGGATTACAAGACGCATATACGATGCGCACGTTAATATCTTGACTTGGATTGCTAATAATATCATTACTGATAAGACAAATGAAAATTCTGCAACTACTCCAGGATTGGAAATTGGTTCAGAAATTCCAGATGGGTATAAACATAAGTCTAGATTAACGGATGGGAAGAATTTTGTGGAGCTTCCACTGCCATCATTTCCATATGCTTCAACATCAGAACATCAATATGGTACACAAGTTTGGAATGAACGTTTTGAGCAATTTTTCGTACAGCGGGAGTTAGTTTCTCCTAGACGGAAGATCAGGACACTACTACGATTTTTTATTAATGTGCTGTCTGATGAGAAAAGGTATTATCCGGTTTTTATTCCAGGTGGCGAAGGCGTTCCAAAGTGGTCATTTGACACTAATTTGTATGAGTTCGGCCTAAAACGCGTAAATCAGCCGATGCCTTCCATGATTCCACAATTATTTAATGTGCGTGGCACAAGTCCTGGTAATGATACTTTCTTCTCAGAGCATCATGGTGATATTAAGAAATATTTATTGGGTACTGATTTGATTGTCGCGCCATTGGCTGGCAACGTTCCACTCATTATCGGACCTTTAGACGATCGATACTCACGTCCAATGCCATATGTTCGACCCGAAACTCAAAAGGCGTTATGTAACAATTTGCTTGTGAGAATCACAAAAGGTTGGTCTCAAGATCATGTTCAGTATACTTGCCCCATGGGTGTAATTGCCACAGAAAAATGGTTTAGTAGTGTCTTACCTCGCACTTTATACTTACCCCCGATGAAAAGATTGATGAAGCAGACTGATGAATCAAAATACTCTCTATTGGTTAGAGGTAAGTGGGAAGAAATTAAAGCATCATGGGATGTGCAGAATAAAGAGACTTCAAGTTCGTAAAAGTTGGGCGTTTGGTCGGCAAGTCATTCATC